TCATGTCTCGATCTCCTCACACAAAGGGGTTAAAAGGTTGTCGTAGCCGAAGCCGTCGCCGTAGCCGTCGTCGTCGCCAACGTCGATGCCGCCAGCGTTGGCGTCGCCGTGGACGTTGCCGGTGACGATGTCGCAGCCGGGGCCGTCGTCTAGGTCGTAGTCGATGTCGTCCATATATGGATAATATCCATAAGTGGATGCAGAGTCAAGGGCAGGAGGAAATTTTTTCTATAAGGTGTAGGACATGATCGGGGGAGATACTCGCCAGGCACTCAGGGATCGTCTCGCCGTCGCGTACAAGGGGACGCTCGCACAGGGAAGCGTTCTGCTCGGAAGCGTCTTCCAGCTTCACCACGCGCGACTTCCAGCAGCCGCCCAGCTTGCAGCAAGGCAGCGTGCCTATCGTATGAAGCAAGTGACAGCGCGGGTATGTGTTCCACGGCACCGGCTCGCGTCCGCCCATGATCGTCACGCACGGCTTCTCCCAGGCCGCAGCGAGATGGTGCAAGAAAGACACGCCCGTCAAACAACCCTGAGCGTGATAGACAAGGCGAACAAGCTGCCGCACGTTCGTCTTGCCCACGAGGTCGATCACTCCCTCCAGTCGCGGATGATGATGCTGCGCCTCGCCAACCTGAACGAACTGCACGACGCCCTTCAAGCCATCAACGACTTTCTGGAAAGAGCGAGTCCCCCAAAATTTGCAAGTAAAGTCGTCCTTGCGGCCCGCATTGACGAGCCAGAACTTCGTCGGTTGCTTCGTGACTTCCTGCACCTGCGACATCCACTGCTGCTCCTGATGAGACAGAAAGAGAAGCGGGCGATTGCACAAGAGGGGCACGCGGACACCGTACAAATTCTCCAAGTAGTCGCAAAATCCCATCATGACATGAACGGCACGCTGATTGGACTGATGAATCAGCGGATAGTGCATCGGCACTTCCTCGAAGCCTTCCTGCCTGGCTTTCTCCAACGGATACACGTCGGGATTATGCTCCCACAACTCTTTGGCGATGGTGTCCAGGGCCGTTACAAACCGACCCGGATTGGCCCGGTGCAACGAGTGAACCGCCGCCGTCATGCACAGAATATCACCCGGCGACAGTGTGTTTTTCAGAATGATCCTGCGCGCGTCGGGCATGATCGCTCTCGGCTTGTAAAGGCACTGCTGGCAATCCATCAAGGTCACTTCGTCGGGCGTCGCTTCGTGACTGCACTGGAACACGTCCAGTTCGATGATCTTGTCCCCTCAACCTGTCTTGCATAATTGTTTCTTGATTGACTTGTCCGAATTGCGCGCGCGACGGCGCAGGTGCGGGCAATGCACGGTTCGCCACTGGCCCAGCGATGCCAGCCCCCCCTGTTCGCACAAGAATCGCGTCTGCGAGTCTGGATGATAGAAAGAACAATCTCGCTTTTTCGACATATCTTCGGCCTATGGGTAAACGTCTACCGTGCCGCTCGACGCGGTACAATAGGTGCCAGTAGTTCCCGTAAAAGTGAAGCCCGCACATTCAAAAAGAAATGGCGAACACGACGCGGTCGTCCAAGCAGAGCAACTCGATCCACTGACAACGCCGAAGCAAAAGTTACATTGTGCAACCGCCGACGCTCCCGAATAAATACCCACCGCTACAGAAAGACCCGTAGCTTGGCTAGATAGCACCGGCGACGGAGCGCAACTGAAAGTTGCGTTCCACTTCATCGTGAATCCGCTTGCGCAGCTAAATGAGGGTACAGGGATTGGAGTAAAAACAGTGCCAAGTTCCCAGCCGCCGCCTGGGACAAAGTTCATCACGAACGTCCCGTTGAGATTAAACGTGCAAACGGTACTGCTGGAATATACAAACGTGAACGACGTTCCAGAAAAAGCAAGATACAAGTACGTTGGCAACGACGTACTGCAACCCAGGCAGGGCACGAGCGACGAACTGCTCGATGGACTAGGAAAACTAATCGAAGAACTACTCAACGACGAACTGCTCGATAGCCCCGACAGCGACGACGAACTGCTCGGCCCGCCACAGCACGCCAGACCCAGGAAGTACAAGGGCAGCGTGCCATAAACGCCCGTATGCGAGCCGACGAGACGACCTCGATACGTTGCGTTCGGCTTCATGCCGACATGATTTGCGTCCCAGCAGTAAACGGGAACCCGGTCGCGCAGAGCGTGGGGGACCGCCCCATCGTCCTGCTGCAAGTAGCCAAGATTGACGTAAGGCAAGTCCACGTTCTTCGTGACGCGCACAATCTCCAGCACATTCGGCCAGTCGGCGACTTGCGGACCCAGGAATGGCAGGACGATGTTGGTGGAGATCACGGACAACACCACGTCACGAGAAGGGGGAGCAGGCTGCACGATCCCACCAGCCGCGCGTCGTAATAGCCGTTATTCAGATGGATGCCATTCGGCTCCCACACCAGGCACGGCTCGCGGTCGCGCAGGGTTAAGAGCGGGTTCCACTGCTGGATGAATCCAAGCTGGAAGGTGCTGGGAATGTTCGCCGGAACGAGCATGAGCGTTACGCCCGACGCGCTGGCTGTCGCCGGCTGGCTCATCTCGGCCTGGATCGGACTATCGACGTTGGCGATGACAGTACCAAAAGGAATGTCAGGCCCGGCGATGATCGCCCCTAAATCGTTCGGCGTAAATGTCGGGGCCAGCGTCGCCAGTTGCTTGCTGCCGCTTATCAGGTTGCCTGTCGGTGCCGAAGGAAGACCCAATCCGCCCGCCTTCAAGACAGACGTGCCCGTCGTCGTCCCCACGGCTGGCTTGCTCATCAGGGCGTGGCTGGAGTCGATAATGCTGGAGATGACCGTGCCTAGATCAATCGTGGATCCGGTAAGGACATCGCCCACGTCCGACGGCTGAAAGTTCATCTCCGTGCTTGCCAGGTCGGGACTGCCGGAGACTGTCGCAGCGTCGTTGACGACCGTGGCCTGCCAGACAAAAATCTTGGGAGTGTAGACGCGAACGACTTGGCTGATCTGAGGATAGAGCGGAAACCCCTGCCCAAGCCACGGCTCTTGCAGGTTGTCCGAGGCTCGAATAAGGCGGGTTACGGGCATCACGGCTCCTCTGGAACGACCACATGCGCCCAGGGCGGGTCTTTACCCCGTATGATCTCCGTTCTCCATCCTAGCTCGCCTGCCTGCTTGAAGTCCTGATACCAGTGCACGCCTGATACCAGGCTCCCTGCGTAAAAGGGCAGCGCGCCGGCGTACACCTGACGCATCTCTCCCGCGCCGGCGTGGAAGACTCTGGCGTAATACTGCGCCACGCGCTCGGTAGCTATGTTGCCCGCCGCCAGAACATCGCCCGCCAACGGGTTGCCGTCCACGTCGAACTCGACCGCGAAGTCGTCCCAAATGTAATGTGCGCCGTTGGAATTAGTGTAGGCAGTTGGACCGTTGACGTTGACGAAGTAAAGAGGCGTGCTGGACCACTGGAGCGCGTCACCCCGAATAGTCTCTTCCGTCCCGTAGTATTGATTCTTTCGATGGAAGTAGACAGTGACGACGCTGGGAATGCGGGCGCTGCCAGGAGCGATCCACTCCCAATCGTCCTCCAGGGCATCAGCGAAATCTTCTTGTAGGTTCGCAAAGACATTATCAGCCTGCCCGACAGAAACGATGCCATACTGGTTTACGGCGTTATTGTTCAAGACAGCGGACACCTCCATGCCCAGGAGGTCCAGAACATCGCAGATCGCACTCCACAGAGGCACGCCGGGGAAGATGAAGTTCTGCGGCACGCCAGTCGGCACAGTGGGCAAGCCAGGAAAGGCGTTGAAGATATTGGGCAGAGAACCCCATAAATTCTGGAGCATGGTAGCCCATGACCAGGGCACCAGGCCAACGCTGGTAGCCTGCATCGAGTCGGCGTAAAACAAACCGGGATAGGCAGGAGCTAGGACGTTGTACTGCTTGTTCGCCGGCCACTTGAACCAGCGGTTGTAGACAACGCCCCTGGAGTCAGTCAGTTCCACGAGATAGATTGCTGAGGGATCAGCAGCAATGCCGCGCGAGACGCAGCGAGCCTGCACGAGCGAGAGATTGAAGAGGCTGACAGGAGTGTTCTCGAAGTCGTCCATCTGGAGGACGATGTCGGAGCGAAAGACGTTGCCAATCTGGTTCAGAGCGCCTCGTGTAATCAAGACCCAAATGCGCGCAGGCCAGCGCCCGACAGGCACGAAGGCACCGTTAGCAAACTCCAATTCCGGAATGAAATCACGTCCGAAGCGCACACGGTTGTTACGGACCTCGCGCGGATCGATCAGTTGTAACTGAAGGATCTGCGAGTTAAACGAAGAAACAGGCAAAATCAGACAGTTGGGCATGGCGCTTCCAGGTGAAAGACGACATGATGACAGTCCACTTCGCTGTAGCGCCAGCCGGGGAATTTCGACCGGCGCAGGTTGTCCCAGGTATCGCGGTGATCGTGAAACTCGCCGATCACCAGACGCCGGGGCCAAACCTTGGCATTCTGGAAAATGTTGAACTCAGCGCCTTCCACATCGATCTTGAGAACGTCCAGAGGATGGCCATTGGTGATCTGCTCCAGGGTAAGGGTTGCTACCTGAATCCGGGGATCGCCGTGCGGCTGGCCGGCGACGACGCATGGCAGCGCCCGCAGAACTTCCGTAGTAAAGGATACGTAGTCTACGAGCGCTACCAGGCCGCGCCCTGAGTAGTAGCACGCCCCGCAAACGACGCGGGCGAAACTGCCCACGTTCTCGTACAGGAGAGCGATGTTGGCGGGGTTGGCCTCGACGCAGATGATGGTCGCATAGGGGTTATATTTGTGATAGAGCTTCGCAAAGCAGCCGATGTGCGCCCCAAGGTCCACGACGAGTTCTTCGATGTGCTGGATGTTCAGTCGAGCCAGTTGGTACTCATCGTGAATGAGGACGTTGTTCACGATGTCGCGGTCGTGGGCAAGATCCCTGCGAATGGTCATGCCCTCGTACTTTTCCCAGGTGTAGGCGTCCATCAAAAATCCACTCCAAACTCTTTGGCCCTGTCGATCTCCTCTTCGGCAGCATCCAGCGCATCAATTCTGATCTCCAGCGTGTGCCCCTTGATGCGCTCGGCGCGCTCCTTGACCTCGGCGATGGCTTCTTCTAGGTCATCGGACACAGCGACAACAGCCCCGATCTCCGGCATGTCGCCCATCGTCGGGACGTGATACAGTTCGCCGTCCAAGATAGCAGCATTACGAAATTTTACCCAGCGCTGGTCCTCTTTGTTTACTTCGATGGGCACCCAATTCGTCAGGGCGAAGTGCGAGTAGATCATCGCCATAGCGGTATATTGCCCCAGAGGTCGCGGCACCGCCATGCGGCCATGCGCTCCTTCCCAAATGATCTCGCCCAGGTTGTCGTAGGCTTCCTGAGTTACTTCAAAGGGAGGACTTCCTGCCCTCATGCACGGATCGATCATGTACGCCTTGCCGTCCTTCGTCTGCCGGTACTCGAACGAACAGAAGCCGACGGAGCGGTTCTCTCTCAGGACAGGTGCCATCTTGTCGTTGATGGCGCGAACGCTTTTGGGCAGATCGGCATAGGGCGCGAACGTGCCGATGTAACCCTCGTCCTTGATCTCGAACCCCCAATAGGACGCTTCGGGGAAGTCGCCTCGCACGGTCCAGCCGTCGAAGCCGATCTCGATGGCGTCGTCGATATGCTCCTCGACCATGAACTCATACGAATCCGCCAGGGCACCAACCTTGTTGGCGAAGTGGTCCAGGTAGATTCGGGACGTGTGCCAGAGGTCGTGGTGCCAGGTTTCGCTGTTGCCTGACCAGTACGCTTTGCCATTGCGCCTCACGAAAATCGAATGATGTGGAGAAACCGTAACGTCATAGACAAAACCTTGGTAATTTTCTCTGGACATTGTGCTTGGCTTAATCCAAGCGTCAACTCTCGAACACTCATTAACCACCCATGACTGACAGCGAGTCACGATTTGGACGCCGCAAGAATTTATCCCGCCTTTTTCACCGATCGAAGACGATGGCTTTACCTTGGCGACTTTTCCAGACTTAAAAGAAAGCTCTTGTACGTCATGAGCCAGGCGTTGCGAAGATGTGTAATAGCGAACAGTTCCCTCCTCGCGGCATCCGTCTCCTGCACAGTATGTTCGCAAAAAAACTCTTATTTGCTCAGGAATGAGGCCAGCAACATAATCGGGGGCTTTTTTTAGGTGCGAGCATTTTTCTCTGTGACATACCACGCATGGTGAGTTGACGTAGCAGGATTCCCACAAATCCATAAAAAGAGACTTGTCGTATATGCTAAATCCTCTTAGCCCTTCGGCATGGTAATTGTATGGCAGGCTATCTAGCAGCCGACGAATCTGCTCGTACTTTTCTGGATTGCCCGCCTTGCTCTGGCTGATCGTGACGCGGTATTTGTTCTTTTTTGGACCAGTCAGATTCAAATGCCCCTCTGAAACAAACCACCCTAAAAACTCCAACCATCTACCCATTTCTATGTGAACGTCTTTACTTGCGTTTCTATGGCAATCTCTTCTTCCAACAAAGCGAACGCAATGGCTGTCAATCTTTTTCCCGCCCCAATTAAAAGCAAGTGGAGCGTAAAAAAATTTCCCTTCCAGAGAGGAGATGCTTTTGTAATTCCATCGCTTCGTGCTACTCCTTGACTTTGACCAAAAATGATGATTCGGAGTCACGAGGGCGTCAACGTGTCGGCCCCGAATGCGTACCATTTCTCCAGAATAAGGCTTTTTTATCACCCGATCGATTGCGCAAAAATTAGCGCTCCGCGTTACAAGGTCCATGCTCAGAACAGACTCCTTGCCGCTCAGTTCTGAAAAAAACTTCCAGCCTGCGTCTGTAAAAATCTCTGTCTTCTCATCGAAGCAATCCCCCCGGTAGGCGCTGATCTTGACCCACTTGTTCTCAACAGAGGAGAGGTACTTGGCCAGGTTCTCTAGCCCGGTGATGAACTTCGTCTGCGGCGACGGCATCTCCAGATCGCGCTGAAGTTTACGCGCGCCCCAGCGGTCTAGCTCCAGCATCTCGCCGCGATAGTGGCTCCAGACCGGCTTGTGGAAATAGTCACGCACGACCTCGGCGGCATCGGCGAAGTAGAGGTCGGGGAAGATAACGATGTCGGCGTCGGGGACATGGTCCCAGAAGGTAGGCACGCGCTCGACGCCGGGCAGACCCATGCCCACATGAGCCAGGCACGATTTGGGGTAGGCGCTCGTCCAGGGAACGAAGTATTTGACTTCCCCGAAGTCGCGGGCGAGTCTTGGAGCTATTTCGGCGAAGAGTCCGTTGTCGGCGATGAGGGCTGATTTGGTGCGCAGGTCGTCCATGTGTCATCCCTGTTATTCGTACCATAGCGCCACCGTCGCACAGCGGGGTCCACCTTGCCAGTAGGTAACATCATTGCATGGAACCTCGATCACGTCCACGCCCTTTTTCTCCAGGGCGCGCACGACTCTTGGAACGCCCTCCGGAATCATGACGACGTTGGGGCGGATGACAATGCCGTTGGCCTGGAACTTCTCGTTGACCTCCTGGAGAGTCAGGGGAACCACGGTCCAGTCCAGGCACGGCGACGGACAGAGTCCGTCCACGAAGGCAGGCAAGTAAGCGGCGACTAGCCCTTCACGAATGGGCATGAAGACGTAGTCGCCATGCTCCCAATCGTTCTCGTCACTCTTGAGGTACGCCGGCCAGACGTTGAAGCCCTGCGGTTCGAGAAGGTCAGCAAGCCAGCGAAAACCTGTAGGCGAGGTCGCCAGGTAGGACATGGTCACGAGGATGTCCTTGTCGCCGACGTGGAAGATGTCGCCGCCTTCCAGAAAGGGGCGCGGATCGTTCTGCCAGTCGGTATTGCGCGCCCAGTCCGTGGCGGGAGGCGACACGACGTTGACATCGGGAAACTTGCTCTTGATCGCCGAGAGGAAGGATTCCAGCGCCATGAGTTCCTTGCGCCTGTGCGGGGTGCGCGTCTGATTGACGATCACGTTGTTGCCGATCACCGTGATCTCTTCGCGTGCCCAGGTCGCTCCTAGACCAACTGGATCAGATTTGCCGATGTCCAGGGGGGTGAGTGGGGCGCGGTAGACCTCGATGCCCTCGTCTTCGAGAAGACTGGCGAACTTATTGAGTTGATTTCTACAGCGCGTGAAATGGTACGGCGAGAACTCGGCCTTCGTCTGACCGGGAGGTCCATCGACCTCGTTGCCCATGCTGCCGTCAGGCGTCGGATACCAGGCAGGCAGCACGTCGTTGTCGCAGACGCCCAGGAGCACGGCACGCAGCTTGCCCAGCGTATGGACAACCTTGATCTTGTCGGGCAGCTTTTTGCCATCGGCAAGGATGCCGGTAGGTGACTTTGGTTCGCCCGTAGCGAAAGCGCCACCTTGCGGGTTGAGGAATACGTCTACGCGAACGCCCTCTTCGGCGTACTGCAAGGCTTCGGGGTCGAAGAGTTCTTCGAGTTCAAATTCCGGGTCTGGCATATTCGTGTAGTCCTGTGTCAAGACCTACTTGCATGGCGTTGGGATACTTCGACCACAGCTTGGCTGCGCCTTTTTCATCGACAGAGTCGATCAAGCGGCCAAACTCCGCAAGACCTTCGGCGGCGTCCGTCCAAGAATACCGCGACACGCCCCTACCATTGATGTCGGTTTCCCAGGCGGACTGCCATTCCGGGGAATTACTGATCTCTGCGTTGACGCCGTCCCAGGCGTGCGTAAACTCGTGAGAATAAATTTCATGCGTTTTCTGTTTGCCAAAGAGCAATCCCGTCCTTTGATCTCCGTCAAGGAACAATTTCCCTTCTCCTCTTTTTTTACTGTGCCAGTAGAGTCCTCCAATCGATTTCTTTCCTGCGCGGATCTCGGCGGAGAGTTTGTTGTCGGGGAAATAGTTCGCATAGGCGGTATTGAGCGTTTTGTTGTCTTTGAAGAACCTTGCCCCCTTGTTCACGCCCTGCATGAAGCGCTTCATCTTTTGGGCGCTCCAGCGCTCGAAGACTCTGTCTGACGCTTCCTGATACGCCTTTTGCGTCTCGGCTGGGAGGTTACTGGCCTTCAACTGCGCCCCCATCCACGCGCCCACGTCTTGCTTGGCCTGCGCCCAGTCGCGCCCCTTCTTGAGAGTTTCTTTCGTGCTCTCGTCCATGTGCTGCCAGTTTAGTTGCTTCTCATCCTGCGGCATCGCTGTAAAGGCGTTCCAGGTGCCTCGATAGTCGCCTTTCTGCGCTGCGCTCGCCAGCGCTTGCTGCCGCCCAGCCGGGCCTATGTCTGCCTGCGGGGACGGCGGGGCAGGCGGTGGAGAAACAGCTTCCTTGGCAACCCGCGCTGCCGCGGGCGTCCTTTGCGGAGCCGGTGCGACAGTTGGCTTCGTCTCTGCCCTTGGTCTTGGCGCTTCGCGTCGTGTCGGTGCGACAGCAGGAGGAGGCGCAGCAGCGGGAGGGGCGACAGCCGGCGCTGCCGGGCCGGAACTTGGAACGGCACCGGGAGCAGCGCCCGGAGCCGCCCTTGGAGCGACGCCGGGCTGTATTTGTCTTCGCGCAGACGGCGTCTCTTGTAGCTGCTCCGCTGCGCGCGGTTGCTGTACGCGCTGCCCCTCTTGACGAACGGGCGTCGGCGGTGTGACCGCCGTTCCTCGCTGCCAGTGGTGTTCGGGCCGATCTTGCTTTTGCTTCATGGACGCGGGGTGTTCGGCCTGGTAGAGAACTCGACCCGTCTTCTTGTTCTGCCAGCCGTGCCCGCCGCCCGGTCCTTGATAGCGCACCCAATCCTCGAAGGCGAAGGCTGCGCCCTCCTCGGCGACATCCTCTTCGCTCAAGGGCGCTTCGAGGACCGCCTGCATGGCTTGCTTGGCTTCGTCGGTGAGCATCCCATCGTCGCCGGGAGGGTACTGCTCGGCGATCTCGAACAGGGCGATCAGTCTCGCCTCGGCGACCTCTTGCTCGTTCAATAGATTTTCTCCTCCCGGTCGGGCTGTTCGGGCGGTGCGTGAATCTCGACCTGATACTGAAATTTCTCTTGCATCCACCGCGCAGCACGCTTGAGAAGGCCGCGCTGCTTGCCGCCGTCGGCGGCGGACCAATCGGATCCTGAAAAGAGCATGTTGAGCGTACCCTGCATGATTTCTTCGGGCGGTTCGACCGTCCACGGCTCTGCGCCGCCTTCGGCAAGGATAGCTTTGTGCGTCTCGCCGTCTGCCTGAATCACTAGATAGAAGTCGCTCATTTAACCTCACGCATAGGGACGAATGAAGGAACCGATACGATCCAGCGTCTTTTGCCGGAGCGTTTTCAGCACCTTGTCCTTGTTACCAGTGACCGCCTGATAGCCCATTGCTTTAGCGATGTCGTTTGCCTCTTTGTCCGTTGTTATTTTAGAGGCGAGATCATCGAAGTAAGAGTTGATCTTCGCCGCATGTTCGTCATGCAAAGGCAACACCTGATCGCGCTGTTTCCGTATGCTCAGTTTTTGAATTTGTTTCCTCTGTTCTTGCAAAGCGCTGATAGCCGAATCGCCTACGTGCTGGATAGCCTGGGCGCGACCTTCGGGAGTAGCTGGCTCGCCAGCGCCGCCGCCTTCTTCGGGCGATTGCTGTGCTTGGCCAGGAGGAGAAAGCGCGATCTCGCCTTCTGGCATACCGCGCAAACTGCCGTCGAGGATGCCCAGGACGAACTTGCAATACTCCGGGTCTTTGGCAGCGAAGCCAGCCGGGTCGCGGTATAGCTTCTCTATGCCCATCGACAGGATCTCGGTCGAGGGATGATCGTAGATTTTGCCGACGTACCAGGCGTACCAGGGTTCAAAAGCCTTATCGAACTCGTCCTTGATGCCCTTCTCGTGCGGCTTGTAGTCCGAGTTGGGAAACAGATCGATGTACCTTTGTGGTTTCTCGCCCTTGCGACGATAGTTCAAGAATTCGTCACACGCCTCGTGCGCTCCCTTCAAATTATACTCACAGTGATGGCCAAGCTCGTGAATGGCTATTGCCGTAAATTCCTCGTCATTGCGAGAGAGAAAAGCCTGCCCGCCAAACTGACCTCCTACGTCCATGTAGTAAGCGCGGTTATCTTCACCGTCGGGGACCGGAAGGATCTGTATTTTGAAGATGTCTTCCTGATTGCCGATTTGCAGGATGCCTTCATAGAAATCCACAGCTTGCTTGATAGATTGGTGCATAGCACCGCCAAGACCCTCTTTCGTGCCTACGCTCGTCCAGCCTTCTTCACCCTTCAACTCTTCCGGTTTTTGCTTTGGCGTCCACTTGCCATCAGGATCATGAACTTCGTGATCGATTTCGAGAGGATTATCGATTCCGGCCTTGAGCATACTTTTCAGAACTGGCTGAATAGCGTTGCGCGCAGCCCAATACTCCCGGCTCGCCTCGTTGTGACTTTGCTTGATCTCGTTCAGCTTCTCCTGGTTCCCCTTGCTCATGCGTGCGCCCTTGAGCGTGCGGACATAGTCATGAACCTTTGTTATCTCTCCGTTCAGGCGATCAGTCTCGTTGCGCCAGTGCGTTTCTCGCGTGTGCAGCCGCGCCAGCTTGGCGACTTTTTGATCGCCCACTCGATAGCTCTTGATGCGCTCTTGAATGGGGGCCGTGCGGTCGATCTCTTCCAACGGCGTAACGGCTTCGGGAGCAATCTCCGCTCCTCTCGCCTCTGGAACCGTCCGCGCCACGCGCTCAGAGGCTTCCTTGGCGTGCTGGAGGAACTTCGCCACGAGTTCGGCCTTCGTGCCAGACGCCTTCAAGCCCAACTCTTTCTTCAGCGCCTGAATATCGACAACGCGCATGGTCATGATGTGCGGAGTGAGTTTCTGCACCGCGTCATCCGTCAAGCCTCTATTGATTGCCTTACGCATTGCCTCCGCTATGGCAGCAGGATCGCCTTTTGGCGTCTTGCCGCGCGGAGCGACGCGCTGGCGTTGCTTGGGTTCCATGCCTGCGGGCGGTGCCCAAATCTTGCCGCCGCGCTTACCTGTCTGCACGAGCTTCCATTCAGGCGACGGCGGCGTCGGCCCATGCCACAAGCCTTTAATCATGCCGAAGGTGCCCTCGGCTGGCTTCTTGCCAAGCCTCCTCCACTGAGAGCGAAGTCTTAGGCCGCGCGGGAGCCTCCGATGGTGATGGTGCCTGCCCTTGCCTGCCTTGTCCTTGGCCTTCGTGCCCTTGCCTGCCTTGTCTTTACTCTTCGCGCGCGTGCCTGCCTTGCCTTTAGGTTTGCCGGCATCTGCCGCTGCGGCTTTGGGTTCGGGAGCGAAGTCGCCCGGCTGCGTGAACACGCCGACGCCCGCACCGTGCGCCGCCGGGGCCTTCCTTTTCCTTTCGCTCTCGTCCTCCTCCACGGCAAGTCGCTGCCCGCCTTGCATCGCCTGAGCGATCTTCTCTGATTGAGCATCGTCAAATTCCAGTTCGTGCGGTTCTAGCTTGCGGAAGCTCGTGTAGTCTCTGGGCAACTCCTCGCCGACGAATATCTCAGGTCCGCCGAATTGATCGGAAGTCACGTCGATGAACTGCCCGCCCAGCTTGGAGACGACGTGTTCTTCGCCCTGGTACTCGCCCGCCCAAATCTCGGCATCGGGGAAAATCTTCTGGAGCGCCTTGGCCGAGGCGATGCACATATCGTGCGTGTCGCCCTCAAAGCTGCTCGTCAGTGCCACCCGCAAACGCTGAGCTACGCCTTCGGCGTTGGCTTGCTCGGCAGAGGGTTGTTTTGCTTGCGGCGGCTCACCGCTCTCCAGGTGTCCCTGGATCTTCTTTTCCAACTCGTCCAGGGCGGCGAGGTTCTCGTCGTCGTCGCCCATGCGCGCCTTCTCGATCAACTCAGGATACGCCTTCATGATCTGGCCAAGGAACTCTTGGCGCTGATCGTCGTCCAGGCGCAGGCCCAGGCGATTGACGGCGACATTGGTGATCGCTTCCGAGGCGAGATCAGCCGCAGGCCACTCTTTGGAACTGGCGCGCTTTCTCTTCGCTGGCTTTGGCTGCGCTGCTGGAGTGCGCGGCGACATGCTCTGTCGCCAGATTTTACCGCCGCGCTTGCCCTCGTGAACTAGCACCCAATCAGGGCCGGGAGGCTCTGGACCGTGCCACTCGCCACGGATCATGCCGAACGCGCCGTCCTCCTCCACGGCGAGGTCCGCCGCGCGCGTGGCCAACTCGATGTCGGCGCAATCCTCCAGCGCCAGACCGAAGTATTTCGTCCAGCGCCCCAGGTTCAGGAGTTTCGCACCCTCGCCGGTGCGCGCGTTCTTCCACCCCTTACCGCCCTGCGCGCCCTGGTAGGGTTGCCACTCTTCCTGAGCAAACGTGGCGTCTCCGATCATGCCGCCCTCACGCGAATCTTGCGCGCCAACTCACGCGCCATCTCTTCACGCTGTTTCTGCCATTCCTGCATGACGGCAATCGACATGCCCACGGCAGGCATCGGCTCGATGCCAATGTTGCCGCCCGGAGGCTGCGGCACCTGCCGCTCGCCCGCTCTTGGCCCCGACGCCGGCAAGCCGCCCAGACCCGGTTCCTCCATCCCGCCTGGAGGCGCGCCCATAGCGGGTTGAGACGCCTCGCCCTTGCCCTGCTCGAAGCGCGTCATGAGCAACGGCTTCACGGCGACTTGCCACGGCACCGGACCGAAGTTCCAGCGCACCAGCGGAATGAGAACCTGCCTGATGAAGAGAAGCAACAGGGCGTCGGCGATCCTCTGTTGTTGTTCCAGGAAGGCGTACATGGGCACCATGCGCCCGTTGTAGCCCGATCCTGTCTCGGAAGCCTCCATCAACTCCGGAGGCGTGCCGACGCCGTATCGGATCTGGTCCCACAGGTGTTTGGCATAGACGATACCACCCTCGACGTTGAGGGTGGACGTGGGCAGATCCAGCTTCCACTTGTCGCCTCCTCCTACGTCATGGAGGTACTTGTCTGATGGTAGGCCGACGCCAGCGCCGCTCTTGTACCACTCGGCGATCTGTCGGGCGATGTCGCGGGCGTACTTTTGCGGTCGTCCCTGAGAGTCCAGGGTCGTCGCCACGGCGGGCGCGTTGATGCCTGTCTGATATGTCTCGTTGGGGAAGTACACGACCGGGCCAGGACACCAGAAGCGGTAGAAGCCGAGGTCGATGTTCGATTCCGCCCCGTCCTTCCACGCCAACCTTCGCCAAGGTCTCCAGGCCCCCAGCAGTTGGCTCTGACCATAGAACTGCGAATAGCGTGGATTGTGGGCGTACCACATACCTTTCGCGGGCACGTCCTTGGACGCCATCCATAGGTCTACCACACCTGACGACTTGTTCGTGCCCGCCTGCTCGGCCTGCGTGTTGGCGATCTGCTTGATCCGCACGCCAACAGGCTTGGCGTTCTCCGTGAGCAGGTAGACATCACGAGGCGAGAACTGCAAGAGTCCGTCCCAAAACATGCGCCCTCCGTCGTCCTCGACAAAGAGGTTCTCGCACGCACCCCAGCCATACTCATAGCCCTGCTGAAGAAGGGGCACTCCCCGGTCCCAAAAAAGCTGGCACTGCGATGAGACGAAGTTGGACACTTCGGTATCGGGACTGATGGGCACGCCTTGTGGATCTTTGGGATCTTCCGGCTTGGGTCCGCCCCAAAACTCGGCCCCGACAATCCCTCCCTTGTAATACTCCAGAGCACTCCTGACGATGGGGTGGATCATCATGAGTTCGACATCACGCAATAGGTAAAATTGCGGGACGGTATCTGCGGTGAAACATCGCCCACAGAGGCAAGGTTGGTCGATAACCTTGCGTCAGTGGTTCTCCTGACAAGATGTTGGCCAATTTGTCCTTCTGCATAGGCAGACGACCATTAGCCGGTTGCGTTGCAATAACCATTTGAAAACCTCAGTAGTAGAGGTACGATAAAGGCAGACGGATGGTGAATCATCCGTCTGCTGACCAACCCGTTTCTGGAGAACGAGCATGGCCTACAAAAAGAGTACGCTGCCAATCCCTCCCTTTCCAGGGCAAACAAACCGTCACTATTTTGCCGTCTGGCTATCCGGATTCACCGATGGCGAAGGCTGTTTCAGCCTCACTTTCGTCAAAAGCAAAACTCAACGTCAGACTCCTCAAGGATACTTCGGGGGCAGGCGATTGCCAGCCGGTTGCGTGGCGACGACCATGTTAACCTCCCGTATCGCTCTGTCCCGTAAGGGTGATTCCAGGGCCAGGCGTTGAATAGACTTCGCCGCCAAGAGCGCCCTCGGTATGGGCCTGGTCAGGCAAAGAAACCATAGCGGGCATATCGTCGGGCAACTCGGCGTCGGGACGAATGTGCAAGGCCGGATTGAAGGGCACAGGTACGACAGGGTTCGAGACAGCTTGCGGGCTGAACTCCACGTTGTAGTGCAACTCCCACACAGCCTGCCAGATCGGGATGCCGTTGTAATTGGCGACGATGAAGTTCGTGGCTCTTTGAGGCAGCATCGGCACCGGCTCCTGACCGGCGATCTTGAAGATCCCAGGAATGGGAATCTGGTAGCCGGCGCGCATGGCGTAGCCCCGGAGGATGAAGCGATACGTGGACGTGGCCATGCGCTGGAAGATGTCCAAGGCTTTCGAGCGGCTGGCGATGTTAACGCCGGCTTGTCCCGGCGTCACCTGGTCGAGTTGGGGGTACTGACAATCCACCTGGGCCAGCGTATCCACTGGAAAGGGTTGTTGCGGCAGCGGCTTGTGCAGGGCGATCCCCGAATCGAGGGTTACTTCGATCCAGCAGCTATAGTCGATCCAGGAATTGACGGGATCGATGAGCCAGGGCAGGTTCAAGCCGGTTTCCGGAAACGTCGAATTGGACCCTGTTGCCTGGACCTGCGCGTTGGGCAAGTTTTTTATGACGGGCCTTACCATCGATTATGGTCCTCCCCAGGGCGCACCGCCGCCGATGTCAACGATGATGTCGGCGTTTGTGTCCAATCTGTTTTCGAGCCAGCTTTGCGCCCCCATGACGGAGCGAACCGATAGCCCCCACAGGTTGTCCTTGCGCCCCGCCGTGCCGGCAATCCAGCGATTGAAGCCGGACGCGCTCAAGATTTGTTGCAAGTTGCACATGAACCACCACGTCGCGTGGAAGGCGATCGTGTCGGAGTCTTCGTACAGCCCCTCGTCAATACCGAAGTCGGTCAGCATGGCTCCGCCCGACGCACCCCTGCTGAGTCTGCTTGTTGGCGGGCGCACATTCTTCAGAATGTTATTCCACAGAGATATAGCATCGTCGCCGAGGCCGGGAGGCACTCCGGCTTCGTTAAGGCCGACAATATATCCTAGAACCCCTCCCTGGATCTCGTTGATTCTCTGATTCGCCGTAAAATCTTCCGCTTGCTGCGCAGTCAAGCCAGAGAGGTCGAGACGTGCCAAGATGCCAACCTTTGCTAATTGCATCCGGAACCATAGTAGGGAATAAAAAGCGCTGAAAGCCACACGGCGATCCTGGTCGCCGCGCACGACGTAGCTACAGCGCATATTGCACTCCCAAATGCACAAGCCAGGCTTGGCGTTGACTGCACTGCTGCCGACAGGAGGCTTGGCCAGATTACGGACGGTCATGGTGCCGCGCGCGCCGGTGCAGCCGGGCGGCAGTCCCATCGGCGGCAACTCGTCTGCCTGGAAGCTGAAGTTGCACGTTCTCTTGTCACGCGAGATTTCAAAATTGCGATCCACGATCTTGTAGCGGGTTAGATCGATGGGCACGTTGAGCCAGCGCGAACGGAAGTCGTCCACGCTCACAGTCACCGCCCTGGACTCGCGCGCGTTCCTTGTCAGGGGAATTTCGATAGTTCCGCTGATGCGCACCGACGAGTAGCCACGCGCGTCGTAACGCAGGTGGTACTCCCAGGTGAACTCAAGGACGACGTTTGTGCTGAATGCGATCAGAGTCGCCCCGCCGCCCCCACCGCCGCCAGGAGGGGTGGACAGGATGGCGTCCAGGCCAACGCCTTCGGGCAGGTGAAACTCCACGCTCCAGCGAATGAAAGCTGCCCGTCCGCCGCCCAGCGGTTGAAACTCCAGGACTTGTGGGTGCGGTCCATAGGCAACGTCCCAATAGCCTTTGGGGTCGTTGATGATGAGGTTGCCGAAACCCTTGCCTGTATATCGGAGAGTGCCAGCGGGCATCGACAGATAACGGCGGATGAACGTCATGTTGCGGCCTGCAATTGCCTGAGCGTCGCTGTTGCCCTGACCGGGAAACGAGTTGCCGTCCACGATGCCCTCCGCGTAGATCGTGTAGGAGACGTATTTCTGGGCGCGCTTGGCCGAATCGAGGACGACGTTGCCGGTGATGCGCGTCTTGTAGAGGCAGCTAAACGTGATGCCGTTGTAGTACAACGTGCCGAAGTCAGGCAGCGGTGCCAGGCCAGTCGAGGATGGAAATTGCAGTGTCGCCATGCTCGCTATAATCCTCCAACGGGTGACGTTCCTGTAGGACCGCCGCCCACGACTCCGGTTGTTGAGGGCGCAGTGCGACCTCGTGGTGCCGAGCCGGTAAAGACATCGAAGGGGTTTGGGTTGGACATAATAGTTTCCGTCGCCTTTGCCATCCTGTCTCTGGCGTCCTCACGACGATCATGCTTCGTGGCCATCGCTGCCATGATGGTTATTCCTGGGATCAAACCTTCCAGGAGTCCAAATGATCCGGTCAGCAAGTTTACAATCGTCTCCGCTGCCGGCAGGTTCTCGCCGATAACATCCAGAATGTTAGCGATTATTGGAGCGATCCTCTGGATCACCTGGGCCTTGATGTCCTCGACTTTCTGCGAGAGGTCCATCTGCGCCTGAACGAATTGCGTCAGAGCCGGGCCGACCTCGCGCGCACGGCGCATGTCGTTCCTGAGCATCGTGACATCTGCTGTAACCGCTGCTTGCGTAAGCTGCGGCGAGAAGCCGGCATAGCGCGCCACGTTCTGATTGAGGTTGTTAATCAGGTCCGAGAGAATCTCCAGCTTGATGCCAAAGAGCTTGAGAGCGACGCCGACGCCGAGGGCGACGATGCCAAGACCGGCCAGGGCAATTCCAAGCGGAGCCAGCGCGCCGGCGCTCAGAATGGCCAGCCCTGCTCCTGCGGCGATGCTGGCAGCGCCGACGCCGACGAGAGCGTTGCCGAAGCCTTCCATCGACTGCCCGATAGCCTTGACCGGGCCGGCGAGATCTGTGCTGGCACTCGTCAGTATGTTGGCAACGGTCTGCACGCCGCGCAGGAAGGACTCCATGGCGCTGACAACCGCCATTATCACTTCGCGCAGGGCCAGGCCGACCGCGATGGCTCCCGCAGCCCCGGCCCCACCCGCTCCGCCACCGCCGCCTCCCCCGCCGCCTCCGCTGGGCGCTGCCATAGGTTTTGCCTGCCCTGCCTTCATCGCCTCTGGCGTGGGCGGTGTAATTGGCGCTGGCGCGGGCGACGGCGTAAGTTCCGGAACGGGCGCTGCCGTTGGTTCAGGCGCAGGCGTCGGCTCGACCTGGATTCTTCGTGGACGCGGAACCACAGGCGGCGGCGTCTCCGGCTTAAAGGGGATCTCCGTTATGGGCTGCAACGTCGGCGGCTCTGGACCGGGCGCTGGCTTTGGCTTGGGCGGCTCGATGACCTCCAGGACATCAAGCTGCTCGCGCGCCGGTTTCAGATAGGGTATCTTCGACTCCTCGAATGTAACTGGCTCTGGCAGCGCCACAGGCCCGGCGAATTTCGGAATGACTCGCCTTGCCGGTTCTGGCGGCAGCGGCTTCGGCAGAGGCAGCGGCGCTGGGCCGAATGGTTGTCGAATCGGCGGCGTCGGTTCGGGACCGAAGGGTTGCCTTCGCGGCGGAGCGGGAGGCGCTTCGGGCGGCTTGGGCGCTTCGGGCACCTTGCCGGTGATGTTGACGTGCATCGCTTCGACGTTCATCACGCCGACGGTCATTGCCATATTCGCCGCAGGATCGATGTTGACAGCAGGCGGCTCGATGACATCGAGGGTATCGATAGGAGAAATTACATCCAGGAAATCGATAGGCTTCTGTTTTTGGGGAGCCGTGCCCTCGCCCGTCGAAAAGGTGCGGATGAGGTTGAAGATCGCGCCTGTAAGGCCGCGATTGCCGAAGAAAGTGCTAAGAACGTCGAGAACCTTGTTGGAGGCTTTGTCCTCGCCGCCGTCCTCGCCCTTTGGTTCCTTCTTTGCAGAAGGTCCGCCCACGGCACCGGGCGGACTGCCCGCCTTCGTGCCCGGTCGAGTCGGCCCGCCTGGGCCTTCCTCGATTCTGACGCGCAGAATAGCTTCCTCGGCCATTCACCCTCCTCGTCAGGTAACGGTGAAGGGCACAGCTGCGGACCCCGATCCAGCAGAAGCGTAAGGCAAGAGGACCAGTTCCAAAGGAAGCTCGCGCACCTTGGAAGTCATGTTGAACATGGATTGCGAGTTAGGAGCGAAGCCGGCTCCGTTGGCGGTGAGCGTCGTTGGCGTGGACGGCGGATTACCAAGAATAGAAGTCAAGATGAGTGGCTGCACTGCCAGAGTGTAGCGGTTGCCGATGCTGCCAAGGATCGGGTTCAACTTGCCATCGCCGATGGTGCTTTGCGACCCGAACATGGTGAGCAAGGCGATACCACCCTTGGGCCATTCGAGGTTTCTCATGCGGGCACGCCAGTTCATTCCTCTATAGACCGCCTCCACGAGCGTCATGCCGTATTGATCGGTTTCGTTGACCTCCTGCCCCTGGAGAGTGACGGCGAGTTCGTAGCCGTCGTCGTTCTGGACGCCCAGCGCGAAGGCGAACCATGTGGCGGTGTAAGGCCCGGAGACAGGGACCACAAGACCAGTGATTGCCATGACAATCTCCCCTATTCGGTAGAGAAACTCCGCTTGGGAGGTTCGGTGCTGGACTTACTCTTGCCGGTGGATAGCTCTGGTAACGGATTCTTCTCAGGAACTTCCAGGCCCATCTCGGCCATCGCGCCTTTGAACTCTTTGGTCGCCATGCACTCCGGACACGTCGCGGCGCGCGGGTCGTCCGTGTGATGGAGGATTTCATACTCTCCTGACTTTAGCCACTGGTGCGTGACAGTGCGGTGCGGCATACAGGCAATGCGTCCTTCGGAGCCGGGGAAGACAATCGCCAGATCGGAACGCCCCGCGGTCTTGATGGGACCGCCCGCGATCTTCTGGAACCAGTGGATGCGCACGTGACCGCTGCCGTCGGGGAGCAATCTGATACAGACGGTGGGAAACATTTCAGCACTCCAGACGCCGCATGGCTTCTTGAAAAACCGGGGTCTGCAAACACACAGGGCACGTAGCCGCGCGCGGGTCATTCGTGCGGTGCCACGGATGCGGCGGCAGGCCAAGATACTCGTTCACGTTGGCGTTGGGTGCGCAGGCGACACGCCATTGTGGCACATCCTCGTCCTCTTGGGAAGCGCTCCAGTACGCGAAATGCACCGAGCAAATCAGCTTCCCATCGGGCAAAATCGCAAAGAGCGAAGGCATCTTATATGAACACCGTGAGCGCTTGCAGTCGCCGGCAGTCGTCGAAGTGGACGACGCTGACGAGTCCGACCTTGTCTGCCTCCGGCTTGGCCCAAAACCAGTCGCCGCCCTCGAAGCGTGGCAGCTCGGTCGTCCGATAGCGGGCCGGCTCGGCGAAGCCATAGACCGCGTGGTCGCTTTGCGCGAACTCGGCCAGGTTCAGGTTAGCGTCCTGGAGGACGCCCCAATTCATGTGAAAGAAGTGGCTCAGCCTCTCGGTCCTTTCGTTGAGGCTGGGACTGCCCTTGGGACCGCGCACGCGCGACAGCTTCGAGGCAAGCTGTTGATCGCCGATGCGATCCAGCGGCACATAAACCTTGTGCGTCACGGTCAGGTCGAAGGCGAAGTATTCGTCCAGGGCGTTGTCCATAAGAGAGCTTGCTCCCGCTTCGCTGATGGCGAGATAGAAGTCGCCGCAGTCGGGCGGGCGTCCATCCACACGAACGTCGCAGTTGGCCTGGTCGTACTTGAGATAATCCCAGCACGCCTTGCGAACGGCGAATAAGAGAGCGTCGATCATCTTTGCCGTAACTCCGAAAGAACAAGGCCACACTCGCGGCACGTTTCTCTGGTTATCCTCGTCAGACCGCCCGGCTCGTGAAGAGTATGGTCCTCGGTCCTCATTTGATTGTGGTGTGGGCAGTTCCTTTGCAACTCAATGAGCCGGCGTTTGCACTGGAGTATCTCGAACTCCAGGTCGAGAATCTTCTTGCGGATCATCTCACCGCTTGTGTCCACTCCTGATCTCCTCTTCCAAGAGGCTCATCGCTTGATAGATGGGCACGCCCAGCGCGTTGACGATGGCGACGAAAGCCAGGTAGCTATCCACGAGGCAGGCATCGCTCACTTCCATGTCTTTGTCCTTGAAGCCGTTCTCGGACAGGCGCAACAGGCGTCTCAGGAAACGTCCCCTGCATCTGGCCTGTTCCAACTCCGGCAAGCCTTCGCCCAGCTTGCCCAGGAGGTACATCAGTTCCTTCCGGTTGTCCAGGCCGTCGAACGTGCCGAAGTCGCGCAGGTACTTGGGCACTAGGCTGGCAGATCCCTTTTCAGTCGTTGCCATGCGCGCTCCCTGGCGATCTTTTCCGCTATCTTCTTGTCGAAACCTGCCCTCTTGGCCAACTCCATGATGTCTTCCGAGTTCATTTGCCCGCCGACGTTGGAGTCGTGCATGTCGTGCCATGCCTTGACTTCGAGCAGCGCTTCAAAAAGCACGTCCTCCGTGAACGGGTCTAGGTTGAATAACGGACATCCAAATTCGTAGGAGAGGATCGCTCCTCGGCGGACTTGGGCGCGAAAAAAGGCTTGAGCGCCTCCGCTTCGTCCTGAAGCAGCTTGAGAAAGTGCATGGCGCTGGCCGAGGAGACGTTCTCCGTTTCGGGGATCTGGAGAAGTTCCCTGATGAACTTCACTGCTGCCGCCATGTGAACTTCGTATTTTTCGATGGGCACTTTGCCTGATTCGTCTCGAAAGGGCGCGTCGATAGTCGCCCACTGATTGCCGACGTGGATCACGTCGATCTCCACTGCTGGAGTGTTTTCGTCGTAGCGGAACTTCTTGAGTCCCTTTTTACCGACGATGATGATGGCTTCGCCGTTACCTTCACTCATGGTGTTCTCCCGCCTAAAAGAGTGGTCAACACGGCGATTGTACCCATGCGTGTCTGGTTCAGCAATTCGCTCCACCACGTATTGGGCCATTGTCGCGGGTGTGGCCACAGACGCCGCAGCGGACGACCGCGTCCTGTGTGATGTTGGTTGGCGTGGGGGCGGGACGTGCCGATGGTGACTTGTCCAGGTCGGAGACGAAAGACTTGCAGCGGTCGAACGGGCGGCGTGGGTGTGGCGTTCATCGGTCGCAGGGCCGGTTCGAGCGAGGTAACGAGATGGTTGAACTCTCTCAGGATCTTCTTGGCGTTGGCCGGAGCGGTGCGTCTTTTCTTTTGAATCGTGTAGCGGGACAACGGCTTCCAGTACAGTCCGGAAGCATCCGCGCCGCCGTTGGCTTTCTGGCGGAACGCCTGACTCGTGAAGCGCTGGACGGTCAGGCCCATGCGCACGAGGACGGTGTCTGTCAGGCGCGTGTCCACGCCGGCGCGGCCGCGCAGGACGGCGGGCAGGGCGTGGATCATGGCGACGACGAGGCGGCGCGGTGCCTTGACGACAATGGTTACAGTGTTACGAGGCATTCATCCTCCGCGTGATTTCTTATAAGCCGCCGCGGCGGCGATCTTTGCTGCGTGCGCCTTGTTCTTGGGCGTGGTGTTGCCGATCTTGCCCGTCTCTTTGTATGAGTGCATCATCTCTTTGATGTTGGAAGCGATCTTCTTTTGTCCTTTGCCTTTTTTGAGCGGCATGGTTGTCTCCTAGCCGTTGCCTGCGGCGATCTGTGCGATCTCGCCTGCCGTCAGTGCCCGGTTGTAAATGCGCACGTCGTCAAGACTGCCATTGGCTGTGAAGCTGCCAGAACGCCCGCCGATGAGAACAGGTTGTCCTGTTGGCGCTGGCGTCTGAGGCGTATTTCCTGTCAGAGTAGCAGGCGAGCCACCCACATAGATCGCAGCGCCGCCCGCGCCGAAGAAATTGATGACCGCAATCACGTTATGCCAGTTGCCGTCTGCCACGTTGGGCGCGCTACTCGTCACGTTGGCCCCGCCCCCGCCGCCGACTGCCAGCGTTATGCTATCGGTTACGCCATTCCAGTCTTGCAAACTAAACACGCTGCCGCTCTGCTCCTCAACCAGCACTTGATAGCCGCTCGTTGTCGTTATCTTGAGCCATAGACTCAGCGAGAAGGGAGCCGTGGAAATGCTCAGCCCACCGGGATTCGGGATCGTGGCGTAACCGCTGGGAGAAAAGACGCGGCAGGCCGGGTCGGAGAAATGAATGCCGGATGGCACGCTGCCGCTCGTCGTCGTGCCGGTGTAGGTGCCGTTATAGCCGTTGCCCGACGAGTCAATGACCGTCGTGCCGGAAGGCTCGTCGAGCTTCCAGTAACCGACGAGTCCGCTCGTGATGATGGACACGCCGCTAATGCCGCCCTTGCCGACACCCAGGAGTGGCGTCATATCTGGCATAATTACGGTCCCTGATACCCCTGACACGAGACGAACAAGGTCGTCGTAGCAGCGCTGGCCTGGAAAGTAATCGCCGTGCCCGGCTTGCTGATAAAGGGCGCGTTGAGCGGCAAGGGCACGATGGCACCGCCCCCCGCTGGTGCCGGTATGTGGAGCGTGGACTGGCCATCGGTGATAACGACATCGGCAAAGGATGCGCCGGTGTTGCTGACGGTTATGAGTCCGAGATACGTGCGTAGTGTGGCGGTGGTCGGCGCGTCCACGAGGGGATGCGCCGTGTTGTCGGTTGCTGACTGTGCGGAGTTGACGACGTTGCATTTGCCGCCTCGATCCGGCGACGAGCCGGGGTTGGTAATCGTGAAGACGGTCCCAGCCATAATCAAAACTCCGGAAAGGCGACTACGGACAGGATCGGCGCGCCCAGGTCGGCGATGGCTGCGAACGGCGTCTGCTGCACGTAGCGCGAGTAAATCCACGACGAGTAGACGTAGTAGTTGCCCTGATACAAGATCAAGGGCGGCAGCGGCGACGGCACGTTGACGTTGGCAATCAACGTCTTGCCGTTGTTGGACCACAGGCCGATCCGGAAGATCGGCACCGGCGCGCCGGACCCCGAAGTGGTGCCGGGCAGAAACGTGGTCGCCGCCAGGGGCGCGATCTGTGGCGGTGGTACGATGAAACCAGGAACCTTTTCCTTGAGTCCGTTCTCGACCTCTTCGGCGACGGGGATTTCTTCTTCCTCTTCTACATGAGTATGTCGCCGTCGGGGATAAGTCGCCGGGTGCGCCGCTTCTTCTTTGTGCTTGGCCATATTGCCTCCTATCAGAACTCGACCCATAGAGCACTATTCCAGTCAATCGCTTGGGGAAATTGCGTGGGCGTGCCTTCGGACATGGTCGATTCTACGCGCAGCTTACGGTAGTCGTAGCCGATATTCATGGTCATGTTCGAGATAAAGGGCGCGCTCGACGTGCGCGTGCCGATGTCCTCTATTTGAGCAGCGCCGGAGAGGACCATCTTCATCTCGTCGATGGCTTCGTCGGCCAGTTGCTCGATGCCTTCGGGCGGCGCCATGCCGCGCCGGGAGCAGAGCCACTTCGAGGCCAGGGTCGTCGCCCACCTTTTGACGGAGCCGTTGCCGTTGGCGTTTATCTGCATGTCCTCGTCGTCGTAGCGGCGCGAGCAGTAGAACTTCACCTGCGAGGTTCCGAACTGGCACGCCTTGACGAGACGCTGGGCGTGAATGAGGTTGACGCCATCGTCTCTGGCCTGGGCCAGAGGGGGCAGGGCGGCGACGAGCGGCACGACGGCAAGGGTTGTTGAGCCGCGTGTCGCCGTCGCCGACAAGATCGTATCGGTCTGAGGGGACGGCAGACCTCCACCGGAGAACTCTAGCACGGTGCCTGACAGAAGGGGGAACAGGAGCGGCTGCACCTGGAGCGAGGCGTCGTTCTGATTAGCACCGACGGTAATGATGACTGTTTGCGCCGTGGATAGGTGCTGGTCGTCCGCGCGAAGCTGCGCGCCGTCGTTGCCCAGGAAATCGTACACGTCCTGCGGCATACAGAAAAGAACGGGCACGGCGGTCCTCCCTTCGCTTACGGGAAGATGGGCTGCGCCGCGACGACGACCTTGGGCACGTACAGGAGCGGAATGACGTTCATGAGGCTACCCCGATGGCCTACAAGTCCTCTGCTTCAACTGCAACATAGCGCGCTCGCTGTTTGGCGAATGTCCCCACAAGCAATTTTAGTGACCTATAGTAGCTTAGGGGAATATCGGTTGTGCCGCTACAACTACCTTGGGTACGTAAAGAAGAGGCACAACATTCATTAAACCAATTAGATCCACCGCTGACGGCTGGGTGACGTACTCGTGCCAGAAGTAGTAGCCTCGGCGCAGCGCTCCGGGCATACCTGGATTTTCTACGACATATTCGCCGCCGTGGTACATGCGCGTCCACATGGGGTTCGGTCGGGGCAGAATGAAACACATCTTGTCGGGCACGACCTTCTGGACGACAGCGGTGGCCGGGGCCGTCGCATAGGACGGGTCGATGTCGGTATTGCCCGTGATGATGACCTCGTCGCAGATGTGCCAGCGGATGGTCGGGTCCGCCTTCAGCACGGCTTCGTAGCCCTCTGTCGGCTGGCCGTCGTTGCCTTTTTCCTCGAAGAACTCGTATTCGGCGAACGGCATTGCTGCGGTGCCGGCGAGGTTTCTGATTTCGGTATTTACGATGACGTTGTACCAGAAGGGGCTATTGACCCAAAAGTCCGTGACGGGGTAGCCGGACAACTGTGCGACAGCGGCTTTAATCAGGGAGACGTTGCCGTAGATGGGCGCACCGACGTTGTCCCAACTGATCTGGATGATGGGTCCAGCGCCCAGCATGTTTAGCTGGCCTTTGTTGCCTGCGGGGACTTGGAACGGAATTTGAAAGGCGAAGCCGCCCGGATTGCCAATAAATCCCACCCAATTGTCGCCGTTCAACTGAAACCAGAGATTGTCCTGGAGCATCCCCGTGGTGAGTAGCTCTACGGTCGCGTTGAATTGCCGAGCGATGTGGCGCGTTTGGCGCTGGACGTAATCTTGGCCAGCGGGATCGATCTGGCTGTTGGGACCGACGACAGGACTGAGGTTTCCAAGCTCCTCGTAGGAGAGCGGGATCTTCTCGTGAAAGCGGGCACAGGAAATCCGCACGTCGCCGACCGGGTTGGGAGCGACCGTGGATGGTCCGGTGCCGGGCGCACGCAGCTTGGACACAACGCGGGTGAAGTCGAACAGGCGGAAGGTAGCGTATCTCACGTCGCCGGAGACGATGTTGGGTCCGGCGAGGCTGACCGAGTCGGGGTCGTAGCGGTTGGGCTGGAAGCCCATCCAGCGCGACAAGCGGCCTTGACGCTCGCGGATGCGCGACACGACGTCTAATATCACTTGCTTAGATGTTACTCCGACGTTACGTCGGGGGCCGGTCATTTCTGCCGACCTCTCCGTGTCGCCACGGAGACCAGACTATATCACCATCCCGAAGGATGCCCGGCGTGTAGTCGTTGAGGGGGTAGCCACACCTTCCCTGCGGATTGACCGCACCTGAGAATTTTTACCTTAGTGGACTGGCAAGGTCCGGTATCTCAGGATACTCGGTTGTTCCCGCATACAGCCAGGTTTGCACGGCGGATTTCGCCGCCGTGGCCCCAAGTGTTAAGGCTGCAACAGTTCGTGCAAGGAAACGGTCATGTGTCATCCCTTTATGTAGGAGCAAGCATCAAAGGCACCTGTTCCCTACGGGTCACAGGGTTAGCTCACGGTGATGGCCACTGGACCTGCCGAGTTGTTCTCGACGATCCATTTCGTCCCGGCTGGATTGCTAAAGACTTCGATGAGCGCGCCGATCTGCTGGCCCGCCGTGGACAGGGTCAGCGTGTTGGCCGAGGCGTTGTTGAGGGCGACGATGTTGCCGCCCTCGCTGGACGTGATGACGAGGTTCTGCGCCACCATGCCCCGGAAGCCGTAGTGCAGCCCGTTGGCGATGGGCGGCAGCGTGAAGGTCACGGAGCCAGCAGCGCCGGTGTTGTCGAACAGGGTGTTGTTGTCGGCGACCGTGACCTGATAGTTGACCGTCTTTGTCTGGAAGCGCTTGAACGGGAAGGTGACGTTGCCGCCGAAGTTGTTCTGGTCGTCGAAGGCGAAGCGCGCCGCCATCATGGCGCGGGCGTAGTTGTCCAGGCCGATGAGTTTCGCCGCCTGGACCGGCCCGCCCACGAGGATGCCGTAGAAGCGTGCCTGGCCCTGCTGGGTCAAGATGTCGGTGATGCGGATGGCGGTGATGAGGACGCCCGCAGGAACTTCGGAGCCGTCGGTGTTGGTCGGCGAGTAGTTGGTCCACTGCGCCGAGGCGGCGATCTGGCCCAGGACCAGGCCGGGGCGCAGTTCAAAGGTCGTGCCGGTGTTGCCGGGATCGGTCGCCGTAGAAGCGATATAGCCGGGGGTGATGAGTCCCAGGCCAGCCGGCCCCCAGCGGAAAGCCGCCTCGTAGGTTTCGACGGCGGTGGTAAGTCCAGGAGGTAAACTCCACACGTCCGTACGGAACATTTTTAAACTCCCCTTGTAAAAAATACCTTAACGCGATAGCATAACTATGCGTTAAGACATTTGGGGTAAGAGTGCCGTGCCATGAAAGACATTTCTGTCATTCCCGCATTTCCTTCCGGGGTCAACCGCGAAGCCTTCGGTTCCTGGCTTTCCGGATTTGTTGACGGCGAAGGCTGCTTCCAACTGCGAAACACGCGAATCTGCCGCAACGACCGTTACTACCGCGCTCCTTACGCTGGCTTCTACATCAAGCTCCGAGCCGATGATTCAGCTATTCTTCAACGCATCCAAAGCTATTGGGGTTGCGGGATTCTCAACAATTATGTCTGGCCAACTCCACGCACTCCCAATCCATGCCGGATTCTCCGCGTCTATCCCCTTCGCTATTTGGCGGACATCCTTGTGCCCCACTTTGACCGCTTCTCACTGCAAAGCAAAAAGGCCAGAGACTACACCATTTGGCGGGAAGCAGTTTTGCTTCTTCGAGAAATCAATCTTCGTCCTGTCAACGCTAAAAAAGGCCAGGCAGGTACGAAGCCCAAGCGCAGCGATGCCGAGCTAGATCGCTTCGTCCGACTTTACGAGCAATTGAGAGCGTTGCGTCCTTACGATTCGTCTCTTGCGGGCAGCGCATAAAAAACACCCCTTGACTCGTAATAGAAAAAGGACCACGACAGAACGCCGCGGCCCCGAAAACGAGCCAACGAGTGTTTTCGCCTCTCCCGGCAGCTACCCCGGTGGAGGCTCGTCTTTTTGACCGCGGCGCTACGCCGTGGCCTTTACTTCCTCAATTCTGGCGGGAGCCTGTTTCACGGCTCGCGCGCGTGCTGCTTTCAGGAGAACTTCGATAGCGGCGATCTCGCCCTTCAAGGAGCGCAGCTTTTTCTCCAGGAAGGCGACATCGAGGACGACATCCATGAGGGCGGTCAGCGCGGCTTCGGGATCGAGGGCGGGCGCAGGGGATAGGGGTGTACCCATCCCCTGCTCTGCACCCGGAGCCAACGCCAGGGCAGGGTTGAGGTCGCCTGCCCGGCTTTCTTCTAATTCCGGTAGTGGTTCACCATGCCCCTGCTCTGTGAGCGCCTTGGCATCTTCGAGGAGCATTTTGCAGAGCGGACACGTTACTAAATCTTTATCGACGGTGATCTTGTCGCCGACGCCGTCGCGGAGCGGCCAGCCGCAGACGGGGTCGAAGGTGGAGAATTGTGCGCCGGGGTTGTTGACTTCTTTACGGGAGCCGAAGCACACCCGCGGCGGCGCAGGCAGGTTGGCGCTCGACGCGGGCGGCTTGGTCTTGGGGGTGCCATCGCCGTTGAGAAGTTCGGGCGGCGTGCGCCCGGCAGCAAGTTCTCGGACCCAGCTATCCATTCAGTCCTGCTAATTAGGGGACGGTGCCGGCACGGTCGTAATGCCGCCAGAGCGGCAGACCTCTTTGACGATGCTTTGTCGCCTCTCCTCGCTCATGACGCCGTCGTATTGCTTGGGGTGCGGCTGTTCGCTGAACGCCTTGGAATCGCCGGTCAAGAGGGTAGGCAGATCGGGCATGGAGGATTCGAGGAGGGCCAGGTAGCCGTCCATCGAGTCGGCGACCGAGCCGTCGTCGTTCATGGAGAACCCGGCCCCTTGCGCCATGGCGGCGAGCTTGTCTCGTGCCGTGGGAGGCAGTCTTTTATAAAGCCTGTCCAGGCGCGCCTGACGCATGTACTTGGCCCGGTCGATGGCGTTCTTCTCCAGTCGTTCACTCTTCGTTTGAAGGTGGATGATGGACAGCGCCATGGCTCTTTGGTTGGGGTCGGTGATGGCCTGCGCCTGTTCGAGGCTCATGTAGAGCGGGGGTTGTTCTTGCATGAGGGGAGCCTTGCCTGCGCCGGAGCCGGCACCGGGGGGAGTGTTGTTGGGAGTGCCCATATCGTTTTTCTCCAGACCGCCTTGACCGCCCTTGATTTGGGACATGGTTGCCTCGTAGAGTTTTTGCATGAAGTTGTCGGAGTTGCATTCGCCGATGGTCAGGCCGACCGCTTCGAGAAGGTCGCACAGGACTTCGTAGATGGAGATGTCGCCATCTTCGTCGATCAGCTTGGCTTCTTCCTGGAGAATGTCTTGGCCTTCGCCTTCGGTGATGCCTTCGCCTTCTGGCTTCTCGCCTTCCTCCGTACCGCCTGGGGGCAGTTTGCTCTCGCCCTTGCCTTCCTTCTTTTCGGCGGGCTTCTCTTCCTTCTTCTTGAAGGGCACGTCGTCGGCGAGGCCGATGCCGGTCCACAGCGAGAAGGCTAGGGGAAAGCATGGAGTCAGCTTCCCGTCCGTCCTCTTCTTCAAGTTCCCGGCCCGACTGAGAGCGAACCCTCCCGCTGCGACCGGATAGGTCTTGGGATCGAAGGTGGTGTCGAGAAGGTTGTCGGCGAGGGACATGGCAGCGGACAAGTTCTGGAACGGCGTTTGTTTCACGATGCGTGGTCGCGTGGTGAGAGCAAGGTGAGATATGACGCCGTTCCAGGACTTGCCGTTGCCATCGACGAAGGACGAGATCCAGGGAGACGTGTAGCGGATCGTGTGCGGAAGTTTGTTGGCGATGCTGATGTCGGTGATGTCCACGTCGGAAAAGAGGGCCTCGACCTCGTTGCCGTCCTCGTCCTTGATTTTCTTGAACTTGTAGCCCTGGACCCAGCCGGCGTTGTTGGCGAGGTTCGCCGCGGCTTTCTGTGCCGGCGTCATTGCGCCAAGTGCCTGGTGTTCCATCGGGACGGGGATGACGAGTCCGGAGGAGAGCATGGACTGGCCCTGGTCGTGCCAGTATTTGAGAGTTTCGGGGGTGAAGGTAGCTTTGCGGGGGAGACTGGTAGCCGGGTCGATGTACCATGTGGTGCCCGGCCTGGCGACTTCTTTTTCGATGACTGGCATGTTGCCTCCCGCGAAATATTGCGCGCATCGTAGAACGACGACCGGGGTTATTGTCAAGGTCGGTTTCAGTGCATGGGTCTGCCGTCGAGGCCGACGATGCGGTTTTGTTGTTGGCTGGCCTGCTTCTGCGCTTCTTGCTGTGCGGCCATCATTGCCTGATTGAACAGGGTACGGAAGACGGCGGTGGTCAGTCCGTAGACGAGTTCCTTGGCGGGGAAGCGCGGATCGAGGCTTCCCGAAACGATGCCGGTGTTGGGATCGAACTCCAGGGCGAAGATCGCTTTGGGAAGGGCGTCCTTGTCTTCTTGTTCGTTCATGTCTTCTCCATGTGTCGGTGCAAAAAAGCAATGAGGCGTCGTCCTTGCAGGGAGGGGATAACGCCCTTGCCGTGGCACTCTTTGCAGTTCTCGCGGTTGTGGCCACGGCAGACGGGACAGACGTACTCCAGGGGAACGACGCCCTGTTCGGTCTGGATTTGCGAGGCGACTTCGGGCTGCTGCGTGTTCATCATGTCCTGCTGGATCATAGTATCTGTACCTTCCTTCCTTTGCCGGTGACGAAGGGGCCGGCGAGGATGCCGTTGATGCCGACGACGGGATTGGTAAACGTGAGTGTGTTATTCGGATCGAGGATTCTGCACGTATTAAAATCCATCGTGACGTTGGTGAGGGTGGTTGCCTGCACGTCGCCGGATTTATCGAAGGTGGAAGCGTTCTGGAGGACGAGGGCGGTGATGGTGCTGTTGCAGTTCCAGGTGATGCGTGCACCTGTGGAGGCAGACACCGAAGCGAAGGTGGAGTTCTCGGTGAAGCAGACGAGTTGACTGCCCTGATCGAGCGAGACGCCGTTGGGGGTGTCGTAGAGGATGAGCGTGCCGTTGTTGACTGTCACTATTCCATTATTTGCACCGCCCAGGTAGGTGATGCCGGATCCGAGGGCGATCAAGGCTCCGCCGTCGCAGATGACGGTGTTGAGTCCGCCCGTCTCGCCGACCAGGAGCGCCATGGCGACGCTGCCGCCCGTCTGCTTGATGGTGTTGGCGGTATTCGTTCCGGCCAGGACGACGGTGTAGGGATCGGGACCGCTGCCTGTGGCGATGATGTTGAAGTTCGTCTGTTGTGCGCCGACGTTGTATCTCTCCCTGGATGGTCCGTTGCCGTTGACGCCGATTCCTAAAACCACGTTCAGGGGCGTGCCTCCGGGTCCGGAGAAGGCGAAGTAGAGAGGTCTGTACTCCGTATATCCGGAGATGTTCCTTTCGGGCAGGCCGACGGTGCCCTGGAACATCTGGTATCTTGTGAGCGAATTGAAGCCAACGGCAGAGAGAGCGTCCAAGTTCCACAGCAGCGGCGTCTGGTTCTGGATGAGGACCACGTCGTCGCCGGCTATGGGCAGGGCCGGGGTGCCGAACCAGCCGCCTCGAAGCCAGTTTCTTGAGTCGCCGACATCGGAGGGGGAGGAGTTGGGGGTGACGAGGGCGGAGGTCAGGGTCGCGCCGGCTGCTCCTGTGAAGGTGATGGTGATGGGGGTGCCGGGGTTTACGGAGGTCATGGTGAGGACGTTGTTGGCTGCGGACCAGGTAGCTTCGTTGAACTCTGGCAGGAATTGCGAGGCAGCGCTCAGGGCTGCGGCCCAATTGAAGGCGGCGCTGGAGGTCGTGTCTGAGGCGACGGTGGTGTAGGTGACGGACTTGTTGATGGAGGCGGTGCCGATCTGCGCGGTGAGGGTGCCTCCCCCTGCGCCGGGGACGGCGGTGACGGTAGCCTGGTTGACCTGGGCGACCTGGGGAGCGTTGCCGTTCCAGAGGCAGGCTGTCATTTTTTTGCCTCCTGATAGAATAACGGGACCGCAGCGGCTAGTTCCCGCTCGGTCCCACGGCACCCGAAAGGAGATTCGGTATGCGTCACCATTCTACCAATCACTCTGTTCTGTTCAAAAGATGCGGTCGTTGCAAGCAGATTAAGCCGCGCGATGAGTTTTTGAATGACAAGAACACAACAACGCGATTGAGTTCTTACTGTCGGGACTGCAAAACGATCACAGCGCGGAAGTATCTTCGCTCCAAGGAAGCCAGAGAAGCGGCGGCTTTGCGAAGACAAAGGCATCGGTTGCGAGCTTACGGGATGACCTTGGAAGAATATGAGGAAATTTTGCGCAAACAGGACTACAAATGTCCAATTTGCAAGCAAGACCTTAACGAGCTTCTCCCGTACAAAACGGAGAATCGACAGTGGAGAAAGCGTAGGCATCTTTCTATTGACCACGATCATCGAACGGGGAAGATACGCGGGGTTATTTGTAATGGCTGCAACGTCGGCCTGGGTCTTTTCAAGGACAGCATCGACCTTCTCCTCGCTGCGGTCGAGTATCTCAGGAGCAACGGCGGCTGATGTCTGCATGTCACGCCTCCGTCTTCGTTTTCTTGAGTTGTCCCTTCAATCTCTCGATCTGCCGCTGGCACTCGTCGTAGTCTCTTTGGAGGGTCTTGCTGGAGGCGACGGCGTTGTCTCGTTCTTTCTCCAGGGATTCCATGCGCGCTTCGAGATCCCAAAACTGCATCATGAGTTTGAGGATGTTCAGGCCGAGGGGATCGCGGTAGTAGGGAGCGGAGGTATCGTCCAGGGGCGGGCCAACGACAAGGCGGCTCGGTTGTGTTTGTCCGGAGGGGAGGGGCGCATCGTAGTGCAGGACGATTTGGGGATGGCGCGAGATGGTGTCGCGTGAGGCGCGGAAGGGCAGCATGGCCTTCGTCATTGTGGACCTTTGTGGCACATGGCGCTGTTCATCACCATCCGCCCATTTCTTTGCCTGCTGTGAGGATACAGGGTCCGTTGTCGTGGCTGATGGGTCGTGCCGCACCGCGCAGTCGGATCGCTTCTTGCGCTGCGTAGGCTGTTACATCTACCATATCGTCGTGGCCGTCGTCCAGTCCTGTGAAGCTGGTCAGTTGGTGTTTGTAGTCGTCGAGCCAGCCCCAGGGGATTTTGCCGGGGCGATCCTGGGTCATGCGTGGGTCCATGCTGACGGCGGGGTCTGGCAGGAGGATTCTGCCGTTTTCGCCCATTTGCATGGCGGGGAAGGCCCTCATCAACTTCGTTTTGCCCTGGCTTCGTGCGGGTCGGCATTCGGGGATTTCGTGGTGTCGTCGAAATTCCATGATGAGGGCTTCCTGGAAGCCATCGGACTCAACCAATGTCCACATGGGTTGCCAGCGTTTAGCTTCTTCGGCGACGACGCTTGCTAATTTGTCGAGTTTGACCCTATCGCATCTTATGCTCAGCACCATGAGGGAGCCATCGGGGAGGATGGCGAAGTTACCGATGCAGGTGAAGTCGCTTCGTTTCTTGTCTGTGCTGGCGGGATCGACGACCATGAAGGGTACGGCGTCGTCGTAGCCGACGAAGGTTCTGCCTTGATTGGGGGAGGGCACGCTCCAGGCACCGCCGATGTCGGCGTAGCGTGGCCATCCGGCTGGCTTGAAGGCGGCACCCTCTGCATCCTCTGGATTCTGTTGCCAGGCGGCTTCAAACCAGGGTCCGAACTCTTGTTTGGCGGCTTGGAGTCTGTCGAGGCCGACGGCGCTGGGCCAGAGGGGTTCGCCTTCTTTTCGTCCGAGGCTGTCGTGTTTTCGTGCTAAAGCGGGGAATTTCAGGTGAGTCCACTGTTGTCCGGTCCTCTGAGCCATGGTCAGAAGTCGTCCGAATATGTCGGCCTTGCTCCATCGGGTGCCATGCACGACCAGTGCGGTCTCGTTTCTTAGTCTGCCGAAGATGACGGTCATGTAGAAGCGCCATTGTGCTTGCATGATGACGCTGCTCATGGCTTGTTCTGGTCCTTTGATGAGGTCGTCGATGACCACGACTTCCGCTGGTCTACCCGTTAACCCGCCTTGCCAGCCTCGACAGACGACTCCTCCTTCGTTGCCCTGGATTTTCCACTCGCCCTTGCGTCTCATGTCTTCCCTGATTTCCATGTTCAGGTGGGAACCCCACTGGTTGAAGAGATCCTTGATTTCCATGCCGTAGTGTACTTCGCTAAACTCTCTCTCGTGTCCCACCACCAGGAATCGTGTGTCCGGCTTGAGCAAGAGCCACCAGGCCACGAAGAGTCTCGTCCCCAACTGGCTCTTGCCGTGCTGGTAGGGCATGTTGACCATCAAGGACTGCGTCTGTCCCCAAAACACGTCTACTAACGCACTATTGAACGCTTGCAGGTGCGGAGGGGTCTGCCACCAGGGATAGGTGGCTTCTCCCAGGTGCGCAGGCGACAGCAGCCACGGGAATTGCTGGAACAGGCTTGAGGCAGCGCTGGCCATTATGCCCTATCGTGCGCCTTGGCGCATTTTCTCGTGCTTTCTCGTCCCTTTTGAACAAAAAGGCGACATAACCATTTTGTCGCCCCCCCAACGGTCCTGTATTTGCAATCGGACAAATCTTGCGGAATAATTCAGGAACAATTATTCCGCGCGTTCTACGGCACCAAACCTGCTTCGCGGGGAGCGCTGGTCCTACTCTAAGTCCGCTATCTCCGCTCTATCCCCGCCCTATCTCCGCGACCGTATGCACTTGTTCTTCTTGGCCTCCGAAGCCAACACCCCGCAATACTGACACACAAGCTCGCCCATCCCCACCACCTCCACACACACATGCCCCTTCACCGGCCCCGGCGCAGGCGATGCACACCCAACCTCATCCCGGTCCCCCTGGCCGGTCGTGATCCCCCGGCCAGCCGACCGCTCACCACTCCCGGTCGTGTACGGAGTCACTACTCCCTCCTCCGTTTCCTCGCAAGGCGCACCGTGGGGGGAGTAGGAAGG